TTTCATTTTATTCTCCTCCAAGAATAGATTTTTTAAGTTGTGATTTAATAATTTTCATTGTAAAGTTTTTCTTGTTATTGTCTAACTAAATCTCTTATGTTTATTATATTCATCTCCGAGTGGATCTGGTAAATCATAGCGTATTGTCTCAAACCAAGTCTCAAGGCGATCTGCAAAATCTATTAATCCGGCGGATCTAAGCTCATCCACAATTTTATCAAACTCATCAGAGGGCCCGGGCGGGTGAATTTCATCTATTTTTTGTAGCTCTTCTCTAATCATTCTCTGCAAATGTGATTTATTTAATTTCATCTTTTAATCTCCGAGAATGTCATCTAATATATTATTAACTTTTTGTGATTTTGTTGTAGCTTGCTGATTTTCTGCAAGGCCAACTGTGACTCTACTACGACTAGAGCCTTCTGGATCCAAGTAAGCGCCTGGAGTTGACGGCTCCGAAACAATATCAAAGCAAATAAGCTGAAAATCATCTTCTACCATTGTTATGCCGTTGGATTCTTTTACTGAGCCCATTCCTCTCGACGAAATTCCTAATTTTACACCAGACTTTAGTAGTGCTTTTAGTACTTTACCAGACGGGGTGTCTAAAACTTCAATTTTGCCCATGACACTATCTCCGTCCCACCACATTCTGTCCACTAAGTGTGATGCGTTCTTTAGATTGATTACAGAATCGTCCGGGTGATCTAATTCGCCCAAAGATCTTCTCTCTTTAACGGCTTTTTGATAGTTTTCTACTTCTCGTTGTAAAGTTTCCTTACGATAAATTCTTCCGTTACCATTTTTAGTGCCGGCCTTTTGGCACACGCCCACAAGGTAAACGGAGCCTTCATCAACTCGACGTTTTTCATCTTCAGTTAAGACAGTTAAGTCGCATATGCCATCAGGGCACAATTGAAAATATTCTTGTAAAAGTTTTTTTGACATAATATTAAAAAGCAGGCATTACCTGCACGAACTAGCTACCCTTGCAACAGCGTCTTACTTCCGGCAGATTTCGTTTTCTCATTTTGAGTCCTCTCTATTTTTATTCCACAATCTCCGAAAATCATGTTCAAAATATAAGATGTTCCGGAGCTTAAGCATCCCAAAAGGAATGAATTTATTAAATTATATTCAAAACTAAATAGTTCAGTTAAACCATTAATTCCAAAAAGAAAAACACCAACCCAAAAGCCAGTACACATTGGACAGGATAAAAGCTCTCCTAATTTACCTTCGGTAGGACGGATTTTATCAAATATTTTTCCGTAAACCAATATCTGAGTAAGCCCGTAGGCACAGAGAATAAAATATATTAAATCCACTTTGGCCTTCTAGATTCTATAGATATTTGCAATGCCGTAAGGCTTATTGCCGGGTCGGATTGAGCCCTTTTGTGCTGCATGTCTCTCCGCATCAAATTCCGTAGAATCTTCTGGCCCAGGATCTGCCAATCTTTCTTCTTCAGCTTTCTCGAATGCTTTCTCGAATGCGATGTAAGGCTTTTCTGTTTCAATAAACTTGCCAATCGTAAACAGAGTAATTTGAGATTCATTATAATCTTTGCTCTCCGCAATCGTTGCTTCCATAGAAGAATAAACATTTCCTCCCTGAACCGAGTCATATTCGATTACTCCCTTTCTAAAGAGATATCTAAATAATCTGTCTTGAGCCTCGTATACATGATCACCTAAGATCTTTTTGGCAAAAGCGACCACTTTTCTTTTCTTTGGCATGAGAACAATATCAATATCGTTATGATCAAAGATTAAAACATTACCGTCTAGAGTTCTGCGGGCCTTTAGATCCAATGAAACTTTTGTTTCTAGTTTCTCTTCTTCTTGAACCGTAACTCTTATCTTCTCTTGTCCGGGCTCGGAAACAGTAATTTTAATTGCCATTGTTTGTTAACTCGCTAGCTAGGTTTTGAATTTTAAGTATCTTCTCGATCATATTTGAATCAATATCTTTTTCTTTAAAGCTATCTATTGCTTTTAGAACTTTCGTTGTCTTCTCAAATACCGGTTCACCCCTGTTCATACCTTCGGATTTTAAAGAGCCTCCGATTACTTGCTTTAATCGGCCGATCTCCTCATTCAAGAATAGTTTAAGTTCTAAGCCGTTATCAACAAAAGAAGTAATGTATTTATTTAATAGTTCTTGTTGTTCTTCGCAAAGAGTCTTGGAATAAACATCGTTGAAGTTGCCAATAAATGCTTTTAATACTAATTTATCTGAAGGTATTTGTTTGGCGCTCTCTCGAATAGGTTTCCGGGCTGACATATAATTTATAATCTCGCCTTCAAGTAGTACCTTCTTTTTAGGGCTCATTTCTGTATTGAAAATCTGATACAGGGAAGCCAAGTTTTTATAATTTGGTACAAAATTTGCGAAGGTCTCACCAGACAATTCTTTATTTATTTTATTAATAAGATTACTTTGTTCACTAAAAATTCTATTTTTGTCCAGCTTATCATATTGTTTCTTAGACTCAAAAATAATCTTCTCTGCAGAATAAGTGTCTAGATTTTTACTTTCAATTATACTTTTATATAATTCTAGCTCTTTAGCTATTTCTTTGTCCTTATTAAAATGTTCTTTAATAATTGCAAGAATTTTCTTTTTATTCTGAAAATCTCTATTAACGATTGCCTTCGTTAGTTCGCGACTAAGAGTTTCAAAAAGAAAAGCCGTGTTTCTCTTCTTATTATGCTTTAGCTTCATTATTCTTTTGACTCCATATCTTTAATTAGTTTTTTAACTTCAAAATTCAATCTCAAAACTTCTTGTTCGTCATCATCTCTATAACTAGGTTCTAAATTCTCATAAATTCCGCGCGACAAACTTTTTAATCCTGGTGATTTCCATATATTTCTCTCAGAGGATGAAGCACTCTCTTTGGACCAGTGGCTATTATAACTCCTGCGACGTGCGCCGTCTCTTCTTGAATCGTTTGTCGCCGGCATGTACCATCTGCTAGGATCTTTACCGCTATGAGACTTGTTGGTCGTAGTTGTGCCTAGTTTTTTATCTACAACTTTCATAGAATCACTAGAGTCGTCACGTTTTGCCGGGGAAGCCAAAAGCATGCTATCGTCTCCGGCCGGCTCTTCCTCGCCGCCGCCTAGGTCTTCTCCGCCTAGGTCTTCTCCGCCAAGCTCCTCACCTCCAAGCTCCTCTTCAGGTCCGCCTAGGGCGCCCATTTCATCCATTCCTCCCATTCCGCCGCCGCCGAGGTCTCCTTCCATTCCCTCTTCGCCTGCTGCCGTAATCTCTTCAACTGCCTTTTCTAAGCTCGCCTCAAATTTACGATCATAGAATATTTCTCTCTGGGAGCGTAAGAACTCTTCCTCTGTAAGGTTGAATAAGTGATCTGAAATCCATCTTTTACTAAAGTACCCTTCCGTTGCTGCAGAGGCAACATCAAACTTAGTGCGCCAGTGCTCTAGCTCTTGCATTTCAGCTAGCTTCGACGGGTTATTTAATGTTAGCTTGAATGATACGAGATCATTCCCTCTATATCCTAAAGTAAATAAGTGAATTACACCTATCTTCTCCAGTTCTGCCACAACTGCTCTTTGCAATCTCTGAATTGTTCTTGCGAATCTAATATCTTTTTGAGCAAGTGTTGTTTTATCCTCTTCCGAACCTTCGGCTCTCGACAAATATGAAGCAGGAATCTTAAGAGCGCTAAAGAGCTTATCTCTCAAGTATTTAACATCATCAATATCGCCAGTATAAGTACCTCCAGACAAAGTTTCTACGGTAGACTTACTATCACCCCTAACTGGGATATAATAATCCTCTTCTACACTCATAGGATTATATCTTAAGTCGACTCGACCGGTCTCTTCATTCACGATCTGGTTGCGCTTCATCTGAGTCATGACTTTTTGCATGTATTGTTCAATATCTTGCGGATTGATGTTGCCAACGTCGATATAAAATACTCTTCTCTCCGGAGAGCGCACAATTCTGTATGCCATGATTGCATCTTCCATCAAAGTTAGCTGGCGCCAAATTCTTCTGGCGGGCTCTAAAATAGAAGTTCCATAGGGAGCATACTTATCTTGACCTAGAATACGAAAATGTGCAATCTGCCAGTTCTCAAAGGTAATGCCACCCGAGTTCCACTGAAACTGTACGTAGTTAGGATTGGTTTTATCTTCGCCCTCTAACCTTTCCACCTCATGCTGTGGTAAGCCCATAGCATGCTTGATGCCCTGCTCCTCGTCGATATCTAAATATAGGAAAAAGTCACCAAACTTACACATTGTACGAGACCAGCCAAAAAGATTAAACTCTACATTTAATATATTGTGGTATAGCGTATCTAATACTGATTTGATTTCTTCATTGGGACACCTGATCTTCAAAAGAGGCTGAAGATTGCTAGAAGTTGTCATCTCGTCTGCGTAAATATCCAAAGCGGAGGCGATCTCTGGGGTGTATTCCATCTGATCGAAGTCAACATAACGTTCGGCACGATTCTGATTTGCCATATAGTTGGCATTCATAGAATCGTAGGGATTGTATTCTCCTCTCTTGAAGGACTGGCCGCTAGCAGACTTAAATCGATATGCATCTAGTTGCCTTCTCTTGTTTTGGCGAGGTGCTTGCCTTCTATAGTTAACAATAGGCCCAGATAGCAATCTTGTTAGCTTTCTGAATAATGTACTTTCTGGATTCCTGGGATTTCTGTCTTTACTATCCGCCATTTTTTAACCTTTTAAGAGCCAAGCAAAATCTTGGTACTTTTCCATTTCTTCTTTTCTTTGTCTTTGTTTTGCATCGTAGCCAATTTGGCCAGGAATTTTTGTATTAATTGTCTTGCTAGAATGGATCATAGAATCTAAGAAAGCTTTTTTATAGTCCAGTTCTCTTTGATTTACTGTAAATGCGGTGTCCTTAACCCAGCAGCCAATTGCAAAAGATGTAATTAAATCGTCGTTGAAACTCTTCATCGCCTCGGGTCGGCCATTGTGCCAAACAAAAGTTTTCATTTCATTATATACTCTTCTCGAATATATTTTAACTAGTTTATTTCTAATGAATTCTTCCATTTTCGCAATAACCAGAGGCCTAGTTGTTCTGGACATTGTGAAGCCTGCGACTGTATTACTTTTGTATTCCGCCGTTATTGGATCTACGTAATCATGTGAAGACTTGTATGAATAGTATATATTTGGATACAGTAATTCCTGTAATTTAGTCAACACTGTCCAACCGACCGAATTGTTCTCAACTGCTAACATGCAGTTGCCGTATTCTTTGCCTGTTTCATTTAGTAAATTGGCAAATATATCTGGTGTGGGCTTGCCCCTGTATTCTCCGACGATTTCCATTGTTTCAATTTTATATATATGAAATGCGGAGTGGTCTTTGCCATCGCCGCGAGCAACGTCAGCAGAAATCAGATATGTAAACTCTGGCTGAAATTCTTCCCAAATCCAAAAGTTTCTATCAAACCCTGTTTTATACTTTGGCTCTTTTAAATTCGCTTCAATAATTGCCAGATCGTCAGGGTGAAATACCGTTTCACCAGACATATTAAAGTTGCATTCAAGCTCTTGTGCAATCTCTCTTCTCGACATATTCTTGGTTTCTTCTTCGAACCAAGCTTGATCACGATCCGGATGAGCGTCCCAAGGAAGAGTTGTCATAAAGAACTTGTTTAAGCCATCTTGAGCTTCTGCGCATGTTTTATGGAACCAGTTACCAACGCCATTTGGAGTTGACAGGGCAATACACCGGCCGCCTGTAGATAGTGTAGGATAAAGGCCGGCCCATAGTTCCTCTAGGTTTTCAACATGCGCGGCCTCGTCAATAACAAGCAGAGACAGGGCTTCTGAACGGCCGGCGTCGCCACTGGTCGATGATGGCTGAATTTGTGATCCATTTGCCAACTCGAACGATGTCCTGTTGTCTGTTGTAATAGCTGATATTCTCATCCAACCCGGCAAGTTTTTTATAATCGCCTTAACTTTTTTAACTAAGTTGCCGGCAGTCTTAAACTTTGTCGCGACGACGAGAACATTCTTGTTCTTGTGAAAAAGCATCAGCCAAGCAATATATGCCGCTGTTACGGTAGAGATACCAAGCTGTCGTGCCTTTAAAATAACGTTAAAACGATGGTCATTAAAGTCATGAACCATAGTCTGCTGGTAATCGTACATAGTAAAGGGAATTAATCCCCTAAGAGGATGAGAAATCTTAGCGAAGTTGTTGATAAAATAAGCCGGGTCTTTTCCTGCTTTAAGTATCTCTTTCACTACTTCGTCTTTGGAAAGCTGGTAAGCCACTTATTTAACTCTTTGGGGCTTTCTGGTTTTTATTCTCCGGCTTGTTGCCCCAGCCGCCTGCGTCGAGGAAGCTCTGAAATTTCGCATCGAGCCTTTCTTTATTAGGCTTCTCCTGATCAGTTAGTGTATCTAATCCACCAATATTATACTTTTTGTATGCATTGACAAACACTCTAACTCTGGAAGTTTGCTGGACGCTTACATCGGCGTCACCATCAGGAGTCAGAGACACAGAATTTCCAGTAATCTTCTTGTATTGTTTCTTCAGGTGTTTGATAATAGTGGATAAAGTTGACTCAATCTCTTTTTCAAATTTACCGCCATGTACATCTTTTAATTTAATATCACTTTGATAAAGTACACAAAGCTGGTTGCCCATAAACTTTACTTTAAAACCATCCATTGTCCTAGAATCTAAGACTGGATGGCCCTCGTCTCTTTTAAGGCCGATATCTATACGTTCGCCGTTTTCGTCTAGTGCGCCGTCATAACTATCAGCAGCGGCCTGCGCTAGGCCCCTAATTACTTCTAAAGTTGTTTGTGACATTTAATTATCTCCTGTTTGTGGTCGCCAACCTTGTTCCCATCTTTCTTCTCGATCCTCTACGTACTGTATATAACAATCAGTGCAACATTCATATTTGGCCATATACATATCGTCCTCAATCTTGAAAGAATAAATTTTACAAACTGGGCAAACTCTTTCTGTTTCTCTATTAATTAGTTTTTTAGGCACCAAAACACCATCGATTTCAACCTTTTCTGAATATGTTTCTTTTTTATCCAGACTCTTTAGTTGTTCGATATAATGTTTTTCTTTATCCTCGGACCAATTTGTCATTGGGTTAAGAATTGTTTCTGAGCCATATTTTCTAGATATGGCCCTTTCTAACCTCGCTATATAATCTAAGTCTTTTGGCACGAATAAACCTCTCTAAGTTTATAACATATATAGATTAATAGTTTAATAAAAAACTCTAAAAAGAGTTATGAGCAATTAGTTATTTTTTTGACAAAGCGACCTGAAGGTCATCACGTAGGATTTCAATCTGAGATTGCTGGTCCTTAATCGCCTCGACTAAGACAGAAGTTAATTTTGCATAGTCAATGCCAAGGTTTCCATTTCCAGCCCCATAAACAACTTCCGGGACGGCTTGATTCATCTCCTGAGCCAAGAACCCGATTTCGCGTGACGTTGCTCCGTCTTTGTTGGTCTGATTCTTAAACTCATAAGAAACACCTCTCATCGACATAACTTTATCAAGCGCGCTATTAAGTGGTTTAACATCAGTCTTTAGTGTTGCATCCGAATAAGTAATGAAGCTGCGCGCAGTGCAATCTCCGGTAGAGGCTAGAGTGACATGAGTGTCAAAACTAGCTGCTCCGACTACAGCGAGAGTTCCTTGAAGCTCTGTAGTGCTAGTTACATTGAGCGTACCAGTTATAGCAGTATTAGATGAAATGGTTGCAGAAGTAGCCGTAAGATCATAACCGTCAGTATCATTGAGACTCATGACAGCCATGGCACCGCCGTCAGTAACACTAATACCGTTAGAGGCAGATAACTTTGCGGAGAAAGTATTGTTTCCTGTAAAAGTATTATTGGCGCTAGTTGAGACAGCCCCAATATAAGTAGCTAAGTTACTTCCGTCAACATATTTGATAATGCCGCTATCCGTACATAAAAACTGATCAGTGTCAGAACCTACCTCTGAAATGTTAGGAAGGGCTAAGTTTCCTGTAACATTGAGTGAGCCGGAGATGCTAGTGTCTCCAGAAAGCTCAATTTCTTCCGACCCTCCGGTATCAGTGCCTGTCGCTAGTACGCGAAGTGAACCAGTAACGCAAAGACCTGACGAAGCTGTCAGAGCCGCGGTACCAGCTAGTGAAAAAGAAGTTGTCGAGAGTGTCGCAACTGTGGTTGAATCGGCTTGCAGCGTATCCCCCGTAATCTTAATAGCCATGTGTATTTTTCCCCCATGCTTAATAAATTTACAACGGGATATCCGTCGTATACTTTATATAGTAAAGCGGATCCGTTTTGTACAAATTTTCTATTGGCAGAGCCCGCCCAGATCCGAAAACCTGGGCGGGCAATGTCCGACTAACCGAAATTAACCGAATCAGTAACCGAAGTTACTTTATTTTTTGAGTAAAGCAGCACGAAGTTCTTCAATCTGG